ACAATATCTTTCAAAAGCTGCATGTATTTGTAACATTAAAGTATCATCAATTAACAGATTATCTACTTTCTGTTGTATTGATTTTTCATTAAAATCAATTGATACTTTAAATATATTACTCATACGCCTTTAACGTAATAATGAGGATTGTTACGTCCTCCTCCTACATTTATTGCAACTTCTTGTATTTCCATACAACCTTGCAACTTCTTATACTTTGCTATAACATCACCTGACCGTCTGCCACTAACATATTCATCTATCTCGTCCATCACTATACCTTTTACAATGATATCATTCGGAGATAATGTGAAATATTCGTCCATCTTGTCATTAGGAAGTTCTTCCCATTGATATCTTTCAAGGAACTTTTTGTTCTCTCTTATTCTGCAAATAGTATTGTTTGTTTCAAGTATTGTATTACCAATATTTACTTTATCGCCGGTATATTTCCAAAATGCTCCGTCTATATGGGTTTTATGCCATGTCACGATATTTGTTTGTTTATCCTCATACCGATTAAATACTGTTATTCTAGTATTCCACCAGCTAGGGTACACATTACTCATCCGGATATAAACCTCTATAAAGCAGCTTCTTACCTAAACTTGTTACAACACCTTGTAGATATTGTTCTATAGCTTTGCCAATCTGATCGTTCGCTGTGTCTAACATATCTTTCGCAGATAATGTGTTATAACTTATCGAAACTCCATCATTTGATTGACTAGCGATACCAGCTTGTATAACTCCTTCTGATTCTGAACTTCCTTCACCGGTCAACGCCATTGCCTGTGATGCGTCATACAAAAGCTTTATCAATCTATACATACATCTCTTCAACTCAGGCGGATATTCTGTTTCCTTCTTAAGTCTATTAAATGTATACCAATTGACTTTTGTTTCTGCGTCAAATTCAAACTCATTGAAGGTGGTCTCATCAAGTGTACCGCCCATTTCCTGATATTCAGTATAGTTTAAATACATTGACTACCACCACCTTCTAGAAGAGAGTTACCAAGCCGTAGCTTGTAAATTAACCGAGCGAAATAATTCTTGCAATCGGTATAGCCTTCAGGCTGATATATTCTTTACCAACAGTTGCATCCTTGCTGTTTACCAGCTCCCAATTCGCACCAAGTTCAAGCTCGGCATCCGTCGGTGAAAGGCTTGCCATCGTATCCTTGGTAAATGATATACCGTAAGGAGCGAAGCACTTTCTCTGTCTGGTATAAAGTGTATCCTGTCCACCGTTTGTCTTAGCATCACGTGCCATTTCTGAAGGAACCTTTGCTCCACAATTCGTGTACTCAATAGCTCCATCACCAAATACATAAGTGGTGTACATAAGCTTACCAGCTGCTGTCTTTTCATAGTAGTTAGCTATATCAGCATCTACAGGATTTGCAACCTTTGTATAAGTATAATTACCTGATGATCCACTTCTGGTGTAGTATGTCTTACCAGCTACAACTGCAGTATCAGTCGTCTTAGCAAAAGTTGCTGTTGACTCGTCTTCTGCTGTAGGCATGCTATCGTCTACCATTACAAGACGTCCATTCAATGTACCCATTGAAAGGTCTCTTGAAAGTCCGTTTGCATCATTATACTTAAGGTATACAAGGAGCTTAAGGTTTTCAAGGTTGGTTGCTACCATTGAATGCATAATAGCAAGGCTGAACTTACCCTTGTGGTCTCCACAAGCCTTCTGCATAGCTGTGTTAAGTGTTGTTCCGTCCATGTTTCCAAGAACGCCTTCTGAATTTGTAACACCGGTTACATCATGTGTATGAGTCTGAACAAATTCCTGACCCTTTGCATCACTCATGTTAAATACACCATTCAGTATATGTACGAGTGTATCCTGGTCTATCTCATCCCAATATTCTGAAACCTGCTGTGCTACATTCTCCATGAAATCTACACCACCGGTGATGTCATAAGAGAAGTCTCTCTCTGTCCAAGCCTTTGCACGACCTATAACAACTCTTGAATGACTAAATGTCTTGGTCTGGTCTGCATCGATGTTTGTTTCACCATCATAGTTAAGAGGTGCTCCACCAATAAGACCTTTTAAAGGAGTTGTAATATAATTTCCACCAGCCTGGTCAGCCATTGCAGCTGCCAAATCAGGACGCTGTCTAATTGCTCTAGACTTAATCAACTCATTGAGTTTAGTGTTGGGTACGCGGTCAACGTACTTCTGAAATACTTCGCCATTAAAAATCTTGGCATTGAAAAGTTCACTCATTTCCATTTTCCTCCATCAAAAATTTTTTTAGAATGTTATATTCATACCGGGATTCTCATTAGCAGCTTTCATCAACTCTGTTAATGTCGGTGCCTTTGCCGCAGAAGCTCCCGGTGTAGGACTTACGAACTGCGGTTTGCTTTCTGTTCCTGCTGCAGGAACTTCCGGCTCTTTAGGCTCAGCTTTCTTGGTAACAAATGCATCTGCGTTGTCTTTTGTCCATGCTTTGGTAAAATCATCTGCCCCAATAATCTGACCATCTTTCATCTTCAAGTTTTCATTCATGAGTGATTGTATAAAATCTCTCTTAGCCGCCTGGCTTGTGAATTCTTTGCTGTTTGCAAATTCCTTCACTGCAAATTCGTATGCCTGTTTTGAAAGCTGTTCTTTGTATGCTTTCATATCTGTGTCATACTTCGTCTGTAAGTCTTTAAAAGCAGCATTCAATTCAGTGGTGCTAATAACTCCATCTTCCAAATCATCTAACTGCTTTCTTAACTCTGTTAAATCAGTATCGCGCTTAGAAATTGTTCCATTTAAAGTTTCAATCTCTTTAGCCTTCGCAGCAAGTTCATCTTCGTATTTATGTTTTGAAACATAATTACCTTCTGAAACATCTACAAAGTTCGCCTTTGCTTCTTTCGCAGCCTGTTCAAACTGTTCCAGAGTTAATGTGCCATTCTCGGCTTTCTCAAAGATCTCTTTTACATTCATTCAATTGTCCTCCCATTCTTTATGTCTGTTATTTGTATTTCCGCATTACAGTCTGCGGTATGAATGTACGGCCTTTCTTTATATCCCTTTAGGCTAGGGTTATAATAAACTGAATAGCTCAGTTATTATTTTTTGTCATCTTCCATTTTATCGAGTCTATGTTCTATATTATCTACTCGAGCTTCTAACCTAGGAATCTTATCAGCAAATCCATTATGCCTTTTAACTTCTTCTGTTAAATTATCAATTTTAGTATCTGTTATCCCTTGCGCTATCATAAGCTTTGTTTCAATCTTTTTATTGCTGCTTATATTTGTTACAATAACACCTGCTAATGCAAGTCCACCTGTTATAACTGCTGCTAAAATCGTTTCCATAATATCTCCTTTAAAACATTAGAAAAGGACTATATAAAGCGTTGCGCAACTTTATATAGCCCTAATCATAAGGGGAAGTCAAAGACAAAATCTTTACCTCATAATTATTATACAATATGTTGTATTAAAGATCAATACCATAAACTATATGTATTATGCTGCCTTTATCTTATGATATCCCGGAACTGCTAATTTATATTTGTTCGGTTCTATCTGTGCATAATCATTCCATGCACGATATTCTTCTGTATAACGATTTACCTTTGTCTGGTATTCTCTAGCAAGGTCCATATCACCTGCTTCTTGTGACATCATAACACCTTGCTTTGCTTTTCTTACCTTTCGTGCTAATCTGTTTTGTTCCTGATAGGCTTCATATAATGTCATGTGCTTACCATTTGGTAATCTAACACCTTTCTCATTATCCTTTAACCATTCGTCAAGTTCTTTCTTTGAATACTTTGGTAATGATACACCTACTATTATAGGATATGCAAAGTGTCTACAATTCCATTGACATATAACACGCTGAACACCTTCGAAATGATTACCATCCAAATCAGTAAAGTCTTTATTGCTTTGAAGTTTTTCATACTCTTCTTTTCTAAACATATGACCTTGAAAAGGAGCATGGTCAGGAGCTGGTGCTGGATGCGCTGTTAATTCATATCCATCTGCTCCAAACTGCTTACCAACTTCTATATGCGCTTCTTGACTTACTTGATGTATTCCATCTAATAGATACTTCTTCGTCGCTGCTTCTGTATTTTGATGATAGCCACTTTCAGGATCCATTGTCTGTAATCCACTCTCATTCAACTGCTTCAATGTTTTACGCATAGCAGTCTGATAATCTACAGTCTTATCTTTCGCATATCTTTTCGCCTCATCAATGACAGTCCGATATGTCTCTGAGACATTGTAAAATCGTTTTTTACCGGGGTATTTCAAATCCCTTATAATGAATCCTTGAGTCCTATCGTTAAATAGGCTCCTGAAGGTGGTAGACGTTGATTTCGTATGCGATTTGATTATATTCTGTAATGGATCGTTCTTTTCTAATGGAATCTGCTTACCAAATCTATATACATACAATGGAACTACCACTGCATATATACCAGCAACTAATTCATGCATTAGTTTTTTAACACCAGCAGTTTGAATGTCGTTGGTTTTTGATATTACCCTCTCAATACTTTTTATATCAGCTGATATTTTAGGTAAATCAAAAGAAGTCATAGAACCTATTTCTTTGACTCTTTTAGCAATAAGTTCTATGACATATTCTTCGACATCTAATTCTCTATCAACGAATGGTTGCATTAAATTGGTAATATCAAGATTCGAAAGCATAACTCTCCTTATATATAGGTATTGTAAAAACTCTGATAATGAGAAAACTTCCTACCTTTAAGCCGGATCCCAGCTCATAAAGTTTTTTGAGAGGTGTTCAAAATATGAGTTGATTATTCGCCTTCATTGGGTGTAGGTTCGGGTTCGGGCTGTTTGTAAGAGTAGCCGTCTATTCTTCCACCGATTTTGTTAATAACGAATGAAGCCCAAGATTTCAAAGTTTCGCTAACGCAATTAGAAGATGCTGTCATTTCCATAGTTGAAAGAGCATCGTTCTTATCATCTTTTGCGGTTATTGAGCAGGGATTGGCTTCTCCTGTATCTTGCAAAGAGATTACATAGTAAGCATCGTTACTTTCCTGTTCTCCTGCAAACTTCTTCATAAGAGAAGTTCCTAAATCGTCTACTACTTGACAAGACCATGTTTTGAGCGTTTCACTTATGTAGTTTGCACCGTTCGTAGAGTGGAAATTGCTCTCTGCTTCTGCTTTGCTTTCATAAGCCGTTATGCTCTGTGCCTTTGTGTTGTCGTTCATAATTTGTGTTGAAATAAGATAAAACATATATTTTCCTCCTTTGTTTTTTAAGTTAATCTAATTCGATCACTTCAATATAATCACCTGTTGCGCCACCTGTTCGGGTAAGCGTACAAGTAGTTGTTGCTGTGCTTTGCATTAACCAATATCGACTATCCATATCGTATAAATACGCACTAGACTTTTGTTCTAATATGGTCATATCGGTAAAAGTTATTGTGCCACCATAACCCGTTTTCGCAATAGCATACATGATATACTTCTTGCCATTTTCTATGCTGAATGTTGCGCTTTGGGTATGGTGCAAATATGTTGCAAGCACAGAGGTAAGG